CAAATGCTCAGATTGAAGCAGCTCTTGTTAATCGCAAGTTCCGCGCTAAAATCGGTAGCCGCGTATGGCAGGGTAACAAGAAGAATGAAATTAAGAGTTACTACCCTGCTCAGGCAGCAGCCCCAACTACAGATCCGTGGGCTGAAGAACAACAGGCTCAGGCTGCACCTGCTCCGGCTCCTGCGCCAGCTCCTGCGCCAGCTCCTGCACCGGCACCAGCGCCGTCTGCACCTTTCTAAGTCTTTGGCTTAGTGAGATTGCCTTCCAGCAAAAAGTTGGAAGGCTTTCTCATTAGTCTAGAAACTATAGGAAAGAGATAGATTAAAAACTATGAAAGTATTACTTACTGGATGTAGCGCTCCTCAATCCTCTCAGGGATTGAATACAAGGCTTCCTACTTTCTCTGGTCTTATACGAAACTCTCTAAGTTATTCTGGTCACGAGGTTGTGTGGACTACACCATCAATAGATATGTCTGAAGAGTACTTATCTCAGTTTGATGTTGTGTTGGTTGGTTTGACTCCACCTACTAGTGTTTCTTCGTATCGACTATACGGAGCCTTGTCTGTTATTGAAAGAGCTCGCAAAGTAACTAATGTTAAATATATAGTTGATGCCCCCGAGCCACGGAAGTTGTGGGCGGGTATCAGAGCAATTGCCAATAATCCAGATGAACTTGTAAAAGACTTTTACTCTAAAAGATCCGAGTATGAAAAGGCCATATCTCCAGCAAATCTTTTTCGTATGCAAGAAGTTATTTTTGATTTATACGAAAACACTTGGGAACAGACTTTATGTCCGTCTTTTCCTTGGTCTAAAAAAGAACATATAACAAAACATATACCAAACATTTCTGAAAATAATTTAGATTTTTTATGTCTTGATTCGTTTTTATTGACAGCTGTAGAGGATTCGAGTGCTCTATATATGAAGTCAGACTCGGATTATTGGTCGACTAATCAAAAAACTGCTTGGGTTAAAAACCTTGAAAAAACATTAAAAAATAAAGTCCACCCAATGTCTAGTAATAAGTGGTCTACTAATACTTCTGTATTGACAAATATAAATAAATCTATTGGTTCTGTGATATCTGTATACAAAAATGACGAACCCTGGTGGTCAGTAAACCTTTCTCAGTCTTTGTATATAAACACCCCTGTAGTGACAGACTGGAAGCAGACATCTTATTTGGGAGATTCTTGGTCTCTTTTGGCTCACAGTTTAGAGGATATGTCTGTTGGAGAGAGGCTTTCTATTGCTAGAAAACAAAAGGATGACTATATAAAGGTTTTACCAGATTTTAATGAGTCAGTTGATAGAGTTTTATCCTCTGTTTTTGATGTTTAATACAGTACAATTTACATAAAGCGAGAGTGGATATATGAGAGATTTAAATATTGAGATGGCAAAGTCTCAACTAGAAATGGCTAAAGTGTCTGTTGATGTAGGCACTTCTGTAATGAAACTTCTTGAGTTCTGGAAAACCCTGCCTCACCTGGCTTCAAACGATGCTCAGATAGTCGAGGTATTTTCAAAGCTTGCTGTAGGAATTGCTTTAATTGATAATCAAGGTAATGAAATTTGGGAACCTGGTATGCCAGGTTTCATCCGCGTAGGTGATGAGGTAAGAGTTCTAGCAAATGCTTTTGAGGGCGAGTTAGGACAATTACATAACGGTCGTAGAGGTCGTGTAGTTGCAGTTCGTTCTGGGGACATTATTGTAAAAACAACTGATGGTAAAGAACCTGTTCTTGACGGATCTCACTATTCCCCTTACAAAGTAGAAAAATTAGTTGCAACACTATGAGCGTAGTTACCGTTGCCCATCTTTTAGTTAGTGGAGACGACTATGAAGAGATATCTTTAGCAGCCGAAAAACGCATTTCAGAGTTTTTTAATGTAGATGTTTCTGATGTAAAAAACAGATTTAACTATGAAATACTTGTTAAAGAAACAGAAGATATGGAAAGCGAAAGCTTTTATCAAGCACAGGTAGTGGTTAGGAATAGAGATGTCTGAAAACCCTCAGGAAACTGTTTTACAGCCTAGAGTTCAAGCTCTTCGTGAAGCTGCAACAATAATTGCTGGGGACCGTGATGTTCAGTATGGCGGTCCAGAAGAGAACTTTACTCGTATTGCAAAGATATGGTCTGTAATAGTAGGAGTAGAAATCTCTCCAGAAGATGTAGCAATGATGATGGTCGGACTAAAAGTTGCTCGCTATGCATCTAAATCAGGATTCCAACCCGACACGTGGATTGATATTGCTGGATACGCCGGTTGCGGCTATGAAGTTGGTAGTGTAGAAAGGTCTTAACAACTTCACAGATAGGCAGTATTTTGTCCAAAAAATCTACATCTAATCTTCCTGAACCGTGGACATTTAAAAATGCAGTTTGTAGAGAAATTGGTGGAGAAATATTCTTTTTCGGGGACGTAGACGATCCTGATCATTTAGACACAAATATTGTGAACACTAGGTTAGCAAAAAATATATGTTTAAGTTGTGACCACGTAGTTGAGTGTGCAGAGTGGGGTTTGCACCACGAAGAGTTTGGCGTGTGGGGTGGACTTAGTTCAGCTGAACTTAGAGATATTCGTAAAAAAAGAAACATTATTGTTCAGTCTATTAAATATTTAGTTGACTAAGCCGTTTCTTAAAGATAGCGAGTGTGTTATTCCTATAAACTGTACTTAAGTTTTCAGGAGGTCTACATGTCTAACAAGAAAGAACCTCGCCCTATGGCTATTTGTGAGTCTTGCTATCTAGAAGACCACACTAGGTGGGAGCCAGAAAGTATGGATGAAAATGGAACTATCTTGATGAAACTTGTTGGTGTAGATGTCCCTGACAAAGTTAATACTGAGAGTGTTGAAACTTGCTGCCTCTGTGGTGCACTAACAATTGCTGGAATTTTTGAAGTAAAAAAACCATCAGAAGTGTATTTCCTTGAAGATGATGAAATAGATAATAATTTTGAAATGTCTATTGGTGACATAGATGAAGGATTCTAGACCAGGAGAATCCCTCTGGGATGAGTGGCTTGGATCTGGCTATTCAAATTTTTCAGAAAGCTCTGATACTTTTGTTTTTTATACAAAAGACCACGTTTCTATGGAAAATGATTTAGTTCGTAGGGCTCTTGCTTCCGCTATTCAAAGAGACGGTATTACTGATTCTTTATCAGAAAGTTTTAAAATATTAGAGGGGTCAAATACAACTTTTGGCTGGGCTGGAAATAGCGACTTTGATTTAGAACTAATGTCCTGTAATGAGTTAGGTTACACAGACTTAGGGGACAGTCTTACTGAAGTTTTTCCTATTACTTGGGTTGAATTTTAATTTTATTTTTTGGCGTGTTATAAAGCCTTGTTTTATAGTATCTCTAATATAATTATTTTGTGTGGAAACCTGCAGATAACTTAAGATGGCAAAAAAATGCCCTTTGCGCTGACCCATCTAAAAAAGAATCTTTGCCTTGGTTTTACTCAAAAGATCCTATGGAAAAGAACAAAGCCAAGAATATGTGCTTTTCTTGTCCGGTCCGTAAAAATTGCCTACAGTGGGCTCTAGAGCACCGTGAAATTTGGGGTATCTGGGGAGGCAAGGATGAGATTGAACTCCGTAGAGCGCTCTCTGTGGCTTACAATGGCGAAGAAACTAAACGTAATAGACCGCCTAATTGTCCTTACTGCACTGCCCGTCCAGGGAAGTTGAATACGTCTATTGAAACACTTCCACCAGGTGGGCGTTGGACTCGTGCAAAGGTTGTTACTTGCACCGAATGCGGCTTTGCTTGGCGTGGTCGCTCTAGTGCAAACGCTGTAGAAGCGTATAAAGCTGAAAAAGAAGCAAAGAAAAAAGAAAAGAAAAAATCTTAATTTTTAATCAGTTTGAATAATGCTTATGTCCCTACGAGGGTCGTGGTTCTCTCCAACAGTAAATGTAAGCAAACCTGGCTTGCTCTCTAAACCAGAACGATCACGCCACCATGCGGATCCTGGGTCGGTGGTAGGAGCTTGCAGCCACAGCCGTGAGCCTATATCTAAAGCCTTAAAGTGGTGGAAGTGGCCTGATACCCAAACATCTGCTTGACCAAGAGCAGTCTGTCCTGCAGCCTGTCCAGATAAATACTTAACAACATCACGTCCGCTTTGGTGTCCATGGAAAAGACCTACAAGAGTTCCCTTAATATCCACAGTTAAAGTCTGATGATCTTTTTCTGGGTAACGGAACTTAACGTGAGATAGCTCTGGGTTCTCAGCGCAAGCGTCCTGTACTGCTGAAGCAATTTCAACATTCCAGCCATCTGATGGGTCCGCTACAACCTGACGTGTAACTTCGTCGTGGTTTCCATTTACTACTGCAATAACAAGTTCTTCGCAGTGAGGAGCAAATGCTTTGATTTGTTGCATTAAAAGACGACGTGCAACACGGGTTTGCTCTGTTTGCCCTAAATCAGATGCTGCTGGGCTTTGTAAACGTCCTCCCTGAGAAACGTTTCCTTCTACGTGGTCTCCGGCTAGAAGCATTGCTACCGTGCCAAGATTGCGACCAAGTTTATTTAGTTCTTGGTAGCGAGCAAAAGCTCCTTCAGTAACTCCAAGAATTCTTTGAATTGATTGTTCTGTTCCGTGACCATTTGCTTTTTTACCAATTTGTTGGTCGCTGGGGGCGATTACAAAAGCCCCATCCCCTGTAACTTGCTTGGAACCTTTTGTTGGTTTCCATTTTTTAATCTCATCTACAAGTTTTTCTAAGTCTAAATCTGACTCTAGACTATCTTCATAACTAGCCGGAACAACTGAAACTCGGAAAGACTCGAGCCAGTTTTCATTAAAAGTTTGCCACTTACCTTGACGTACGCTAGTGACTTTCCATGCAGCGGGGTCAAGACCAAATTCAATTAAAATTTCGTTAGCATCTGCTGAATTACCAGCAGGCCGTGGAGTGCTAACTACAAACCCACCTGAGGTGTGGTCTATATCCATACGAGGTCTGAAAGCCTCTGGAGTCTCTTGAGTGCGTCTATCTGATCCTGTCTTTCCAGGAGAAGCAAGTTCTTCTAAAACTTTTTTTGCAAACTCATCTGACACGTTAGGATCCATTCAATGCTGTTAGTCTGGCATTTATGCCAGTGAAGCATCTACACTGCTTCCTACGGTGGAGAGCTATAGAAGATTGAGCAATGTCAAATTTTTCTGAAATTAACAAATCATAAATTTGTCTGTTTGAAAATCTTTTTGCAGTTTCGCTAATAGGGAATAACAACAGCTCAAGTGTTTCCCTATCTTCTTTATCCATTTTTTCTACTACCTTGGATACACCACAAGGTAGTCCGAAGCTGGGTGTGGAGAGTTCTGAAGCCTTTTGTGCTAGCTTTCCCATAACCACTAGTCCTTTCATTATCTAGTCTTGTTACTAGATATGTAAGAACATTAACAGAAATATCTGCTATTTAAGTGATTTAACTTGTCGGTGTGTCGCTTTTTCTTTTTTAAAAACTGTCAGAAAACTAGGCTGGTTTGCTAGAAGATTTACGTTTTCTAGGAATGTCTTGAACCACAGGGACTGCCATATTATTAACAATTAAATCTTTAATAAATTTGACTTCAGTCGAGGTCTCTATGCTACAAGCCTCAATTTTATTTACTCTGTCAGCTAATGAAGTTCCGCCGTTTTCCCAGAGCTGGTGCTCTACCCTGTCTAATCTTTCAGAAATGGTGCGACCTTTTGCGTCAGTTCCAATAGCCCCTTCAAGTCTTTTGCTAATTTTATAGACGGCTATCAGCACCCCGACTATGGTTGCTGTACTGCCAAGAAATAGACTTAAGGAAGAAAGTAAGGACATGCTAGAGGACACAGTGGTCTCTTTCTGGTGTAGGATAAGTCCACCGCTACAACGGTGTGGTTGAATAACTATACCATAAACGACACGCTTGGGGAGTCTGTTGTTTGTGCCTTAGTTGATGTATAGTTTTCACATCAGTCGTATTTACCAAAGTACGCAAATTTTATTTACCTATCTAGAGAAAGTTAATGATGCAAACGACGGCAAAAAGGTTAAGTATTCGTAGTATTTCTATGAAATTTGGCCTGCCTCCACGTGTAATTTCTCGTGCAATTGCATCTGGTGAACTTCCTGCTGTCTTAACAACTACTGAAACAGGCCGCGAACGCGCATATGTTTCTGAAGATGATGCAATTTTTTGGTTTAACTCACTAACTACAACACCATTTTTTGGTGGTTCTGAGTGAGCGAACACGATAACGCAAATCTAGATGGAAGATTTAACAAGGCAACTTCTTGGTATGCCTCTCAGGGGTGGAAAATTCTCCCTTGTTATGGAATTGTTGGCGGTCGTTGTACCTGTAATCAAACACACGCTGAGCCAAAAGATGTAGGTAAGCATCCAGCTCTTAATTCTTGGCACACCGGAGCCTCGGATGATCCAATAGAGATTTCTCGTTGGTGGGAACGCGATCCAGAAGCAAACATTGGTGTCTTTTGTCGTCCATCAGGATTTTTTGTAATTGATATTGATCCGCGTTCTGGTGGTCATAATTCTTTTGAAGAGTTTGAAAAATTAGTTGAAGGTGCACTGCCCTCAACTGTTGAAGCAACTACTGGCGTATACACATTAGGTGGGCGCACGCTTCGTGGTCGTCATATTTTTTATCGTTGCGACCCTTCAGAAGAGTTAGTTGGCAACCTTAAAGCTGCTGGTATCAAGGGTATTGATATTAAGCACAACGGTTATGTTCTTATTGCTCCGTCACGTCACTTCTCTGGTGTCAACTACGAGTGGGTTGAGGGCAAAGCCCCTTGGGAAACTGAAATGGCCGAGGCTCCAGAGGAGTTACTTGCGTTTCTTCGTAAGCGCAAATCTCGCTCTGCGGTAGGGACTGTTGACTGGAACGAAACTTTTGCAGATGTAGATTTTGGTGCAGACCGAGTTGACATTGAAAAAATGCTTGAAGAAGGCATTGAAGAGGGTTCTCGTGCTGTTGATATTTACAAGTTAACTTGTGCTGTTGCAAACAAGTTTGATGTTAAAACACTTCTTGGTCGTCAGTCCGTAGAAACTTTAATGCTACGTTTTAATTATGAAAAAGTTAACCCCCCTCTAGAGGTAGATGAGTTAACAAAGCACGTAAATAATGCTATTGATTTTGTTATTAAAAATCCAAAAATTGAAATGAACTGGCCTGGAATCACGGACAAGGAAACTGGGTGGGCCAAAAGATCAACAGAAGAGACTCGCGAGAAGTTTTCAAAAGACTCTGATCAAAATTCTGAACTGGTTGCTTTAACTGGAGTGGTTCAGCCTGTTGTTGATGATAGATACTTGCCAGGAACCCTTGCTGGATCTGTTTCGGAGAGTGTAAATAATGGAGGATCTATTGAAGAAGCCTCATCACTTTCTAATTTAAATGTTCCAAAAGATACGGATGCAATTAGCGAAGAAGATGGTGGAAAGATTGGAGAGCGAACACTTTCTGATACTGGTAACGGTCGTCGCTTTGTAGATACTTTTGGCGTAGCAATTAGATATACACAGGGTATTGGTTGGTTTCATTGGTCTGGCAGTTATTGGAAGCCAGATTCTGAGGGGCTTGAAATGCAAGAACTTGCTAAAAGTCTTGCTCCAGTTATTGCTAGTGAAGTGGTTAAGTACGAGGGTCAAACAGAGAAGCAATCAGAAATTATTAAATGGGCTCAGTTATCAAAATCGAATGTTCGTTTAAAGTCTGCGATTGAAAATGCTAATTCTGATAGAAGAATACGGGTTGATGTTAAAGAGTGGGATTCTGACTTACATTTATTAGGTGTTATGAATGGTGTTGTTGACCTACGTACTGGAGAGCTTCTACAAAATCGTCCAGATCTTTACATAACAAAACGCGCACCTGTTGCTTACACTCCCGGATTGCGTAATGTTCGTTGGGAGCAATTTTTAGGGTTTGCAACTGGTGGAGATAAAGAATATCAAGATTGGCTTCAACGCGCTGCGGGCTACTCACTTACTGGTTTGAGTAAGTACGATTTAATGTTTCTTGTGTACGGTCCTGCAGGTTCTGGTAAGAATACATTTGTTGAAGCGATTGTTAAGTGTCTCGGTACTCAACAATATTCTTGGCCGTTTGATTCAAGTATTCTTGCTAGTGGTGATGGCAACTCTCAGGGTTCTGATCTTTATCATTGGGCTGAACTTCGTGGTCGTCGTATGGTTTGGGTTGACGAACTTCCTGACTCAGAGCGCTTGAAAGAAAACTCAGTTAAGAAGTTAACTGGTTCATCTGAAATCTCTGCTCGTTCTCCTGGTGAAAAACCTTTTACATTTGCTTCTCAAGCAAAGCTATGGATTTCTACTAACCACCGTCCGATTATTAATGACGACGCTATGTGGAGACGTATTCGCCCTATTCCATTTACATATGTACCCGATACTGCAGATCCAGATTTAAAAGAATATATTTTTGATCCAGAAGGTGCTCTTCCTGCTGTTCTTTCGTGGGCTGTTGAGGGTGCTATAAAAATGCTTAGCTCAACTGAGTCTGATGCTCTTGGTTGGTGCAAAGTTGTGTCCGAGGCCGCTGAAATATATCGCAAAAATGAAGATCGTATTGGTCTGTTTCTTGAAGAAGAAACTAATGTGGCAGAAGGAGCCACTACTCCAATTAAGTCTCTATTTAGTGTTTATCGTTTCTGGGCTGAAGATCGTGGTGAAAAACCTATGAGTCAAACTGCTTTCCAGAAAAAAATGCTTGAAAGAAATGTTGATTTAGTTGGTCATGGCTCAAAAGCAGTTGTTCACGGAAGGTCTCTAAAACCAAGACCAGTGCTGTCTAATGAAGTTGACTGGGGAGCAATTAATAGATTTGCTAGATAGGGTTCGTAAAGGTTTGGTAAACTTAATAAATACCCGTCGTTTATAAAAAGGATTATTAATACAATGCCAAACCCAGTAGCAAAGCCAAAAATTTCTCAGCCTTGGGGTCGCCCAAACCCACGCTATTCAGCAAAGCGTCACACAGGTATTGACTATGCAATGCCAGTTGGAACTCCAGTTCTTGCAGTTGCAGATGGTGTAATTTCAAACGTAATGACCGATAAGTCATACGGCGAAGTTGTTGTACTTAAAGCTGACAAGTACGAAATCTGGTACTGCCACCTATCCGTCAAGGGTGCTAAAAAAGGTGACAAGGTTTCTGTTGGGCAGGAAATTGGAAAGTCTGGTAACACCGGAAATAGCACTGGTCCGCATCTTCACCTAGAAACTCGTATTGCACCGTTCCGTTACGGCAATGATGTGTCTTGCCCATTCATTGAGGATCCAGCAACTATTGATCCTAAAGCACCTGCTGACCGTAAAGTTGGTTTACTTGCTAAGGCTGTTGCTGCAGTTACTCCAGCAAAGCCAGCAGCTACAAAAGTTGTTGTTGCTGCAAACGTAAAGTTTGGCGCAACTAATGAAGATATTAAAGTTGTTCAGTCTGCTCTTGTTGATATCTTAGGAGCAAAGTGCAAGGTTGATGGTAAGTATGACGCCGCAACTAAAGCTGCTTACAAGACTTGGCAAGAAAAACTTGGTTACAAGGGTTCAGATGCTGACGGCAATGCCGGAGCAAAGTCTCTTGGAGAACTAGGTAAGAAGTACGGATTTTCTGTTAAGTAAATCTAGTTTCTAGGTTTAAAAACCCTTGCAGTACCTCTACCGCCCCTACCGGTATCAATTTTTCGGTGGGCGCTAGAGTGTGCTGTTATTCTTCCGCCTACAAACCCCTGAGGCGGTTTTATTAGGAGAGCTGTAAGTGCATGAACTAGAGCGTCGACTCGGTCGGGAGATTTCCCTTCTCCTGGAATCCATGAGGTCATTTGATCCTCAAGCTCAGCAAGGAACCCAACGTGGTGAACGCGGCCCTGCTCGTAAGCCAAAACTGTTGGCTCTGCTCGCAAAGCCTTTCCGTGCTTTGAGTGAACTTCTAAAACCTTAACATTTGGGTCAATAGCATTAATTGCATTACGCACTAATGCTCCACCTTGGTTTACTTCAGCAATAACTGGACACATCCACTTACGTGCCATTTCTACAACTTTATTAGCCCATACTTCAGGGGAACCAAGAATAGAAGCATCTTCAAGAATCCAAGCTTCTCTTTTATATAAATCTCTATCCCCGCTAGAGGCACAAACAATAATTCCACATTCATCTCTTGGGTTCTCTGCGACAGATGGGTCAACGCCAATGCAACGAAGTGGGGTTCCAATTGGGAATGCTGTATGACGATTACGCTCAATCATTTCAATAGTCCAAAGAGCACCTTCAATATCGTCAAGCATTTCACCGTAAAGTTCCTGAGCGGCAAGACGAGTACCTTCATACACGCCCATAATTGCTTCCATATATGCAGAAGATAAGTTTCCTGAATTATCCATTGTGCTTCCGCGCGTAATAACTACATTTCCGTTTTTCTTTGACTCTTCTATAAGTTGGTATAGAAGGGCAACTCGTTTTGGTGTAGTTGTTACCATAATTTTTGGACGATCTCCGAGACGAGTGCCGACTCGCAAGTTATCAAATGCGGTCATTCCTGCAGCATCAGGAGTCTGTCTCCAAGCTGCAACCTCATCTCCCCATGCGTGCGTAAACTGCGGACCACGAAGTGAGTCAGGTTCGTCAGCAGTGAAACAAGTTGCAGTATTTCCGTTAGACCAAGTTAGACGACGCTTAGATGGTTCGTAGTGTGGTTTTTCGCTAGGTGGAGAAACGTTAATAATTCCTGACTCACCTTCAACAATAACGTCACGTACGTCTGCTGCAGTACGAGCAACTAAAGCAAAACGAAGTTGTCCCTTGTTTGTATGTTTTGCTTCTTCGCGTACCCATTCGGCTGCCGTTCTAGTTTTACCGGCACCGCGACCAGCAATGTATGCCCAAATATTCCAGTCACCTTCTGGTGCTTGTTGTTCGGGTCTACCCCAAGCTTTCCAGTCCCAGAGCAGGGTGTCCATATCCATATCTGATAAGACAGCATTTCTCTGCTCTTCTGGAAGAGAAGCAATCTGCTCCATTAAACTTTTAGCCATACATCCTCTTAAAAAAAAACTGCCCCCACGCAGAGTAGCGAGAGGGCAGTTAATTCTGTTTATTAAGCGTTACGCTTCATACTACTCTGTATTCCATAGTATAACGGAGAAGCAGAACTTAACCCTAGCTCACGCGCTAAGGAAGACATAGAAACTCCTAGTTTGTATTCTTCTGCTAACTGGTCGTGATACTGATTAATGCCAATTTCTTTAGCCTTTTTTACTCGCTCTACGGCATCTGCATTTTCCCTGTGGGTAGCCCTTGTTTTAGGCTTAATACTTGCTACATCAACATTCTTCATAACAATTCGACGACGTAGTCCTGGGTAGGCAACTTTTAAAGAGGTTGCTAGTTTAGGCAAACTTCCGCCTTTTTCTTGAAATTCAATAAGTAACTCGGTGTATCTACGACTAGCTTCGTGCTCAGCACCTAATTGACTGCGCGATCCATACGCTTTTTTTGCTAATGGAAGTATTGGTTTAATTAGATCTGTGTACTCAGTAATTAAATCATTCATGTCTTTTTTCTCCGTTTTTGTCATTAGCGCGTGTCATAGAATTATCTTATCTATTGCGTATCTTTTATGCAAATGGGCATAGGAAGGCCTGTAAGCGACTAAAAATAGAGCAAATACACCTTTTTAAGGCTATTTGTCGTCTGAATCGTCATCCCTGTGGACAATTTCTAGATCTAGAGGTCCTCTAGCTTTCATAGAGACTAGCCAAATAGTTAGCGCAATAATGATTGCATAGCCAACAATTGTCCGAGCGCTTCCTGTGAGCACACACCAAGCAACGAACATTCCTAATAGTGTCCAAGTCTGGTTAAGTGACTCAACGAAAGCATCTTTCACCCATGCGAATAGTGATTTCATATTATTTCCTTGCTAGTGTTAGTGCTGAAGTTCCAGCGATTACTTGAGTTACAATAACTGCTGCAACAGTTACAGTTTGTGCTTCTTTGCGAGTTTCTACTGTCATATCAGCACCTACGTTTGCAACAGCTTTAAGTGCTTTGCCTGGGTCTGTAAATACTGCTGCAAGAAGTTCTGAAGAGTCTTCAAAGATTTCAAGTGCATCAGCAATTTCAGCAGTTAAGATAACTCCGTTATCCAAAGCAACTGGCTGTTCTGGTGGTAGGTCCTCGTAATCAAGACCTAATTCTTCAATCAAGTCAGATGTAATTGCTTCTCCGTCGGCCTGGGCTACAAGGACATCTGCAAGCAATTCTTTATCTTCTTGAGTTAAAACGCCATCTTCTGTAAGGCTGTCAGAAAGATTACTTACTTCTTCTGTGCTAATTTCTCCGTCAGCCTCTAGATTGTCAATAAGTGCTTCTGTTTCTGCTTCAGTAAATGATCCATCAGACACAGCATCTTCAACAAAATTATTAACTTCTTCCTGGGTAAAGTCAGTTTCTGGTTCTGGCTCTATAATTGGTTCAGGTTCTATAGTTGGTTCAGGAGTTGGTTCAAGTGAAGGTTCTGGATCTTCTGGGGCAATTGTGGGTAAGGGTTCTTCTGGTGTTGGAAGATCTGGAGTCTCACTCGGAGTCGGAGTCGGAGTCGGTTCCGAAGTCGGAGTAGGTTCTGGTGTTGAAGAAGGTTCTGTCGGCTCTGGGGTTGGCTCTGTTGGCGTTGGTGTCGGCTCTACTGTTGGCTCTGGTGATTGTGATTGCGTTGGCGTCGGGCTGGGAGTAGGTTCTGGCGCACTAGATGTATTGTTTAATGAGTAAAAAGAATTTTGAATTGAATCAAGAGTAGTTTCAATTGTTTGGATATTTTGTGTACCATCCCATTGAGACCAAACAATCCAAATACCTGACTCATCCCAACTATTATCTCTAACGGTGGCTCCCTTTTGAGTGCGTTGTCCGTTGTTATATGAGTCGTCTAAAATAATTGCATAGTTGTTGTTTGTAAAAGTATTTCCTCTAATCAAACGATTGTTGTTTTCAACAGATGAGTTGTCAAAAAATGTCAACCAAGAGCTTGGAAGCCAAGAAAAAGTCTGTATAGCAACGCCATTCCCATTAAATGTTGAGTTAGTTACAGAGTGCTTATTTATTCCTCTGGCGTTAATAGCAGTTCCATTATTGTTAAACTGAGAATTGTTTACTAATACTGTACGTTCTACACCTATAGCAGTTCCATTATTTTCAAATGTTGAACCTGTTACATAGATTCTGTTGTTATATCCAGAATCGTCTGTAGAAAACATACTTGGAGTTGATCCCCAGTCAGAAGCTATTGCAGTTCCGTTATTTCTAAAAATAGTGTTATTTATGTATGTAACAGTTGTTCCACCATTTTTGTTAAAAATCGCTAGTCCAGCGTTGTAGAAGTAGGAACTGTTAATTGTAAGAGTTCCTCTTTCATTTTCTACATATGTTGAGTTAAATTCTAAATCGTTAATAGTTAGATTTGAATTAGTAGATACATAAATTCTGTAGCTACCTGATAAAGAGACTTTATCTTGTCCGTTTATAACTAGCTCTCCTACGATATTAGGGAGGTTAGATGTAAGGACTATAACGCCTTCTACACTAAAAGTAATTTCGTCATAGGTTCCATTAGAAATAGAATTAGCCTGAGTTATAGCCCATCTAAAAGTTCCTTGCGAGCCGTCATCTAAAAGACTATTAACTACTAATCTTGTTGGCTCGGGTGGGCACTGTTCGTTCCAATTAACTTCTGAACCATCCCAGCACTCAACTGGTGGTGGCATTTGTGGACAAGTCTGATTCCAAGAAATTACTGAGCCGTCCCAGCAAGTAATTGGCGGAGGAGTTGGTGAGCACTCTGATTGATAGTGAACTACAGATCCATCCCAGCAAGTTACTTGAGGTTCTATGGGACAAGTCTGATTACCAGGAATTACTGAGCCATCCCAGCAAGTAATTGGAGGTGGCTGAGGTGGACAGGTTTGACTCCAGGCAACCCAAGTGCCATCCCAACATTGTGTGTCAGGCGGAACTGGTGGACAAGTTTGTCCATAAACAACTGTAGAACCGTCCCAGCACTGCCCTGGTGGTGGTTCTGTAGGACAAGTTCCAGACATTGGAATAATCGTTCCATCCCAACAAGTTTGCATTTCGACTGGACGGCCACCGTTGATGGTGAACGCCTCTGAGATTTGGACCACCTCTTCATTTGACTGGAAACGAATACCGCGACGTAAATCTGATGGAAGCCATCCTGTTGTTTCAACAATGCCAGACCAAGTAGGTAGGCGTGAAGTGTCAACAGTTAGTTTGATTGTTGTAAAGTCACCTTCGCTTTGAGGAAATGGACGTACTTTCCACTCAACGCAAAAGCCTGTTTCCGTGACCCCATAACTAAGGTGTCCACCATTCCAAGTAACCCAGTCCCAGCCAGCTAAAGAAATAGAGGGAGTGCTTGGGTATGTGTGAAATGTTGGATCAGGTGTACCAAAAGTAAGTGTTCCATTGGTAGTTACATACGTAGTGTTGTATGTGGTTTCTCCGAGGGGGAGGCTATAAGGTAAAGCCATTTCGTGGGCGACATCATCTTCTTGTGTCCAAGAAACTTGATTACAAGGTTGCTCAGCAATAACTGCAGTTGCTGGAGGGGATGGCATTACTAAAGCAAAAACAGCAACATAAAAAAATGCAGCTAGGACTCTTAGAGTCTTAAACAAAGCAACCCCTCCAGCAAGGGCAATATTAATTAATTAATTAATTCGTGTGTCAGCGAATTTCCTTTTTTATTTTACAATGTTTTTACATACGCTAGATAAGAATTGCGCACTGTAGCTGGATACCATTTCTCTCCTCCGTGCGCAGTTGGTATGTTTTCTGCGTTAAGTGCATTAGCAATTAACTGATAGGAAAGTCCTAGTTTTCTGTCGTTGTATATGCGTTCTCTAATTTCTTTTTCAATATCTGGTGTTGGACCTAAGTCAACTCCCCAAACTTTTCCATTACTTCTGCGATCTCTATGAACATCTTTTTGACGTTCAGAAATCATTCCTCTTTCCATTTCCGCCATTGCTGCCATAATTGTGACCACAAACCGTCCTTGATGAGTAGCAGTATCAAGCCCGAGGTCAAGCAAAGCCAAGCGCCAACCGTACTTATGAGAACGGTCCACAATGCTGAGGAAGTCTTTAGTTGAGCGAGCCAATCTATCAAGACGGGTAACATAAAGCGCACTAGCCTTTCCAGTATCTAAATCATCAAGAGCGTTTCGGAGAACAGGACGACCTTGAATACTTTTTCCTGAGCGTCCCTCTTCGCGTAATACTAAAGGTTCGTAGTCTGCTGCAAGAGCTGCGTACTCCATTTGCTTTACTTGAGCGTCAAGACTCATTCCGTCTTGCGCTTGCATCTGGGTAGACACACGAGCGTATAGATAAGCAATTCCGTTAGACATAAACAGTTCTTTCAATACCTGCAGAAGCAATTAACTTTAAGCATCCAGAACAAGGTTGACCAGTTATATAGAGAGTTGCTCCTAAAAGGTCGCTCCAGGAAGCCCGTAGAAGCGCGTTTGCCTCAGCATGGGTACTCCAACATAGGTCATATTCGCCTTTTGCGTGCTGAGCAGTTTTATCTAAAGCTCTTGGGCATTGACCAGTTGAACCGCAGGATCTTTCATCTCCGGCTGGAGTTCCGTTGTATCCAGTCGAAACAATCTTGTGATCTTTAACTACTACTGCTCCGTGTTGCGCACGAACGCAGTCACCTCGCGCAGAAACTGCTTTAGCAATATTTAAGTAGTAGTCGTCCCAAGTTGGTCTACTCATAGTGGTTTCATAACAACTAATGCGCTTGGAAACGGTGCAGCGTTTTTGGCTTGACCAAACTTTAAGCGTCCACGAATAAATCTAACTTCGTGATGTATTACATGCTCGTGCCACCACGCCGTGTCGGTTCGGGAAGGGACTAAACAAACAACTGTTGCTCCAAGTTTTGATTCTTTATCGGCTTTATTCATCCATTCTTTTATAGTCTTGCCATAAGGTGGATTTAACCAGACAACACCTGACTTGCAGTCGGAGTGCCAGTCCCAATTAAAAGCATCTCGTCTATTAATGTCTGGGTGGTCGGGACCGTACCAATTATTGGGAACAAGAGTAGAGGATTGCAAAGCAGCAGCGTCAAGTGTAAAATCAAACTCTAGGGCACACTTGTCAAAGAAAGTACGAGGAGTAGACCAAGTATCGTCTAAGGACGACATAGCAGTTGAGCTAGAGTAAAAACCAGTACTTGCTTCGTAAGTCACTCTATCTCCGCTACTGTAATCCTTGCTTCGGCAATAGCTATGTAATCAGGATTCTGCTCAACACCAACAAAGTTAAAACCTTCAAGGATTGCTGCTTTGCCTGTTGATCCTGAACCAGTAAATGGATCAAGAACAGTTCCATTAGGCGGGGTAACCATACGAACTAGGTATCGCATTAAGTCTGTTGGCTTTACAGTTGGGTGATGATTTGCTTTTGCTTGATTAATGTAAGTTGCGTCGGGACAGTTGCAACCCTTCATTTGAAGAGTTCCACAAGTTTGACAAACACGATTTAAACCGTGACCTTTAGGCCCAATTGATTTTGCTTCAAAATCATCAAGACCTTCATTTCGGTCTTTCTTTGAAGTCTTAGCGCAGTAAAAGTATCTAGCCGCTGAACCGCTATCACCAAAGCCAGGGTCACCTGCTTCGTATTGACCAGCAGGAACAATGTTTACACCGCTTGTGTCTTTCTTTCCGATACGACCGCCAGTTGACTTACCTGTATCAGGGAATAACTCCAGCACTTCATCTGAACCATCGTGGATAAAGTTTGCTGGCCAACGACCTGAAACAGTTACTTCAATATCTTTAGGAACCCAGTTGTCGTCTCGGAATGTCCCAACCTCTGGTTGGTTTGCACTCATTCCACCGTAAGTCCGTACCTCAGTACCAATGCGAGAGCCGTCTATGTTGATCCCACCTGTGCCGTGCTCAAGCACGTTCTTAGCAACGGTTTTTTCGGAAAGAGGTTTGCGAGCCATAACGATAGGTTCGTGTGCTGGCTTGAGAGCTGTACCCCAACCTTTCCACTTATTTGCTTCGTCAGTTGACTCGCCTGTTTGTACTAGTTGGTTAAGTGTGGTGTTGTAGCCATCATCACTTGAGTTCATAAAACCAACGCCACTTGCCGGCTTAGCCTCAAACTCAACGCCAGCCATTTTGTCTATGGCTTTGGCAACATCTAAAGACTTTGGAAACCCTGAGCCATAAACCCACATAATCTGGTCACGGATTTCAAACCCTGCATCCTCAATGGCGCAAGCCATACGGTGGTAAGTCCGAGAACCACCAAAAGATAATAAGTAACCGCCTGGCTTTAAAACGCGGAGAACTTCTTTCCACATTTCTACGTTGTATGCAATACCGCTAGAATCCCAAGACTTACCCATAAAGCCAAGTTCGTAGGGTGGATCTGTGACAACAGAGTCAACTGAGTTGTCAGGCAGGTTCTTTAGTTGATCTTCGCAGTTTCCAGTAATAAGTCTGTATGTCATTGATCTACGGACTTTAGCCCTGTCACAGGACAAGC